ACAGCTACACATAGTACAATAGCTTCCAAAAGGGATATCATAAAGAATCCCCAACGATCAGCTCTCTTATACACAACTTCAATAATTGGAGCTCCCAATACAGCATACAAATCACCTAAAGTGGCGGAATGCTTGTGAAGAGTTTCAGATAATAAACTAGCTTTCCACTTCCATTTGAAAGCCAGGCCAATAACTACTACAGCCCCTAGTCCCAAATATGGTACTATTGGTGAGAACGGCTTGTCTTCGCTATTCCCAATAGCAGTTACTGCTTTGTTGTATTGGTTCTGGAAAAAACCCACCTGTTTATTCATACTAACTAGTGTAGAACTCAAGACATCTTGTTTTTCTGTGAACGCTTGAATCGCCGTATTAAACAGTATTTGATTGACTTTCTCTGGCCAAACTGAACTTAAGGTTCTCATCTTTGGATCACTCATACCAAATTCTTTTACTTTATGTAAAAGATTCTTAAAAACGTATGAAGTCCTTAATTGTGATAAGAGATACTTTTGCAAAGTAGCTTTAAGCTCTGTGCAAACCAAAACATCCTGTTCTGGGACTGTTTTAAGGTAAAGTTGAGTAATGGTTGAGGAATCAATCAATGAAACAAGCTTGAATAACCAGTTGTCTGTGATTATTCTAACTTTTTGGTATTGAATATAAGGTGTAGCTCTGAACCTTTGTACATTTTGAGATTCCCTAGGATAAAAATAAACTGCTGCCATAGAACCAACTGAATGAATCACTTCCCAAGAATAACCATGAGAGGATCCACCGTCGGTAATCCATGAACAAGGCGGATGTGGGGCATAACTTTTCTCACCTTTGTCAGAGAACCATACAATTTCACCATTCACACGAAACCATGCGGACTCTTCTAATTCTGCATTAGCCTCGCCAACGAAGGTATGTCCTATCCAGAGCATTTCTCTGCCTTTTAACAGGTCAGTCAAATTGCCTGGAGTGAGAGGTTGGTCTCCTAAATAGTAAACATTCGTTGTTACGTATAACTCAATGTTGTTATTCAAATTCAATGTCTGAAGATCTACTGGTTGGAGATGATTAAATCTTCCAACATCCTGTGGAACCATCAATGGTTGATAGTGTTGACAGGTTATTTTTGGGACAGTTTGAGCTCCAAACATCAAATCACCAATATAGCGTTCTCTCTCGCTTGAATATAAAAAACAAACGGTAGAGTCACCATTCCAAACTCTCTTTCTTGCCACTTTGTGTAATGCAACCTTAGTAAGGTAATCTCTTACGATTGCATGTCGCTCGTGGGGATTAGTCTGGGGTTTAGTCTTTACATACGTGTTAAGACCAACTTCGTTCTTTAGAATCCGTTGAGATTCCTCAGAGGAAGCTGGCCCCACGACAATATTGACCTTAGCCAAATGATCACCCAAGCTGACTGGACCAATAGGGGCAGGTTGGGGAGCTGGTATTGGTGGAATAGCAACTTGCGGAATGTTGCCTTGAGGACCAGGATTTGGAGGAGGTTGAGGTGGACCTGGAGGAGGTTGCCCTCCACCTTGACCACGTGGTACCCATCCACCACCATGTTGTCTTCCACGGTTTTGGTGAGCGCCACGTCCTCTTCCTCCTCTACCTCTTTTGGGATATCCCCCAGCTTGCGCTGGGGCTTGTTGAACAAATCCTTGTTGTTGTTGAGGTGGGTATTGATATGGTACAGCGTTATACTGTACAGGTGCATATAGCGGCGCTGGTAAAGGTGCCGCTGGACCAACTACGGGTTGAGCCTGTGGTTGTGGATATGCAAATGTTATCTGAGGGGGTGGTAATTGTGCCTTAATTGCGTTGTTGTTTACAACAGTTTGTCGAGCAGGACCATCTTC